AGCCTAACCGATGGGAACAGATATTTATAGGTGCATTTAAATTGACTTCTAATGATAAGTGGGAAAGGGTAGAATGGGATACAATAAAATAACACTTGACACTCTCATATATTCTTCGTAAGATCAAGGTATGAATAAAAAACCACACATCTATAATTGGATACAGGATAAGGAGAAATGATAAATGATTAATTACACCGACAAGCAATATGATATGGTTGAAGCACTATTCGATATGGTAAAAACTGTTTCGTTAAAGAATAAGAGTTCAGACTCACGATATGAATATGCTTGGAAAAGACAAATATCTAATTTGATATTTGATATTAAAGGTAATGGGTATTCTACTGGACTTGTTTCTAAGTCCGCATTAAAAACAAATAAACCTTACTATGTTAGTGACCATGTATACTCTCGTGGTACTGTAGCTGAGTATCTTATTAGTAAGTTTAAGAATAAACCATTTACATTAGAGTGGTTACAAAATAATTTTCCTAAGTTAGCTACAACTATTTTTGTTACTCAAAAAGAAAATGGTAGACTTTCATTTATAACTAGAAATATGACCTTAACACAATTAATGAAAATGGAACACTATATAGAAGCTGGTATTAAATTAATTCATGTTCCATCTAAGAGAGTTAAGAAGTTTCCACAGTTAGTTACGGAGCAAATGGAAACACTTGTAGATAGTCATTCAATTAAATGAATACAGTAGTATTAAAACGACCAATTTTAGATATGGGATTGTTATTAGAATTTGTAAACGCTGGCAATAAAGTTGTAGGCGATAAAAAACGATTTGAATTAGATGATGAGTTTTTTGATATGATTGTTACTGAATTACAATACATGGATGAACTTGAAAAACTATTACCTGTTCCATTCCAATTGGCACAGTCATGATATACTTTACAGCGGATACCCATTTTAATCACATAAATATTATAAAGTTTTGTGATAGACCGTATGAACTAATAGATGAAATGAATGAAGCTCTAATAGAAAATTGGAATAGTGTAGTTGGTAAGGATGATGAGATATATCATTTAGGTGATTTTGGTTGGGGTGATAATGTAGATAATTTAGATATACTTCGTAGGTTAAATGGAACTAAATATCTTGTTAAGGGAAACCACGATTGGAAACTCTTAAAGGATAAAGCAATACGTAGTGAATTTGAATGGATTAAAGATTATAACGAATTAGAATTGGATGATAATTTTTTTGTTATGTGTCATTATCCATTTAGAACTTGGAATCGAGATCACTATGGAGCAATAAATCTATTTGGTCATTCTCATGGTAACACGGATCCAATAGGTAATCAATTAGACGTTGGTGTGGACTTACATGAGTATAGACCGATATCGATAAACGAAGTGGTGGAGAGATTTGATGAAAAATAAATTTAAAGAATACTACCAGAACAATCCAGACATTGGAATGAAGCACGATAAGATAGCTCGTGATGTATGTAAAAATAATGCCGGTAAGATAAATTCTAACATTAAAGAAATTTCAGATCATCCAGATAAATATGACATTGATTTAATAGCTACATTACAGAATGGAGATATACAGTATATAGAAGCAGAATACTCTCTATCTTGGAAGTCACACAAGTTTCCGTATGGAATGTTTAATGTACCATCCAGAAAAGAGAAGTTCTTTGTTAAGTATCCTAATTCATTATATGTTATGGTTAATTATAATAGAACAATGATAGCTATAGTAGAAGGTGATGTTATATTACAACAACCATTAGTGGAGTTCCCCAATAGGTTTAATAAGAGTGGAGAATATTTTTATAGGATGATACTTGATAACGTGAGATTTGAGGAACTGATATAGTAAGTGTTATTAACGAGAACGAGATAGACGCGTATTAACGATTATATACGTTTTTTTAATGGTGTTTATTTTTTAAAAATAAAAGAACGTTTTCCAAAACTTCATGATATATATTACAGTAATGAGAAATATGAATAACATATCAAAACGATTTTCACCGGTACTCACCACTGAGATTCCTCGGGCATATAATTGCACAACGGAACATCAGGTTGATGCCGATTATTGGAGAACGTAGTCTCATTACTTTTAATATATAAAATTACAATAGCATATAAAGAAAAGGGTGAGACTCAAAAGGTTTCACCCTTTTTGTTTTTATGAAAGAAAAAGACTTGACTTTATGAATTATTGTTTGTATTATTAAAGCATATTCACCCATGATGAAATGGTATCATGTCTGATTGTTAATCAGATCTTCCTGGTTCGAATCCAGGTGGGTGAGCAAATATCTCTATGGTGTAATTGGTAGCATTACGGATTCCAAATCCGTTAGTCTGAGTTCGAGTCTTAGTGGAGATGCAATATATGGGCTTGTGGTGAAATGGTATCACATGAGATTTTGAATCTCATATTATCGGTTCAACTCCGATCAGGCCTTCTAAAAGTTTTTTAAAATAACACTTGACTTTATGAATTATTGTTTGTATATTTAGGTGTTAATTGAAATGATGAGATAAGAAAATGAAAGATAAGAGAACTAATAAAAATTACAGCCTAACTAAAGAGTTTAACAAAGCAATTAACTCCAGTTGGTATAAGAAAATAATGAAACGACTAAAGTTCGTTTGATTAAAAGTTTTTTGACAATTTGTTTACCATAAATGGCCCGGTCGTCTAATGGATAGGACACTGGACTTTCACTCCAGGAACCGGAGGTCAGTACTCCGTCGGGCTACAATAAAATATTATGGAGAGTAAAATACTTGAACGAAAAACTCGTTCTCCTTATATTTATTATAGAAGATAATATAGGAGAATTGATGTGTATAAATGTAAAGTAAAAAACTGTGGATATGAAACTGAAAGTCATCCACAAATAGCTAATCATTCTAAATGGGTTCATAAGAAAGATGAGCAATATACGGTATGTTCGTATTGTGATAAAAAATACCAAAAGGCAAATTTGGGGCCACATGAAAAACGATGTATGTATAATCCAGAAAATTATACTGAATGTAAAGAATGTGATACTCACATAGAAAAACACCTTACATTCTGTAATTCAAGTTGTTCAGCGAAGTATAATAACAGAGTTGGTAAGACTGGATATAGAAGGATGATAAATGATAATAATGGTATTCATCCTAATAAGATTGGAGTAAACCCACATTATAGGGAAATGTGTTTTGAGAACTATGAACCTGAATGTGTAATATGTGGATGGGATATTTCGGTTGAAGTTCACCATGTAGATAATAATCATGATAATGATGAACCAAAAAACTTAATACCACTGTGTTCTAATCATCACATAATGACACGAATGAATAAGCATAAAGAATTGATAAATGAAAAAATTAATGAAATAGTAAAAGAAAAATATGGGGCTATGGTATAAAGCGATTACACCGCATTTGCACTGCGGAAATTAGGGTTGGATTCCCTATAGCTCCACACCATATGTACAGGTGGCAGAGTGGTTTAATGCGGTGGATTGCAAATCCATTATTCATCGGTTCGAATCCGATCCTGTACTCAACAGGGGAATTAGTTCATCGGTAGAATGATTGGCTTACATCCAATAGAGAATGGTTCGATTCCATTATTCCCTACACAAAATGCTCTCATAGCTTATCAGGTAAAGCAACTGGTTTGTAACCAGAAGAGCGGGGTTCGATTCCTCGTGAGAGCTCAAACAATATACTCTCGTGGTGAAACGGATATCATATTTGGCTACGAACCAAAAGTTGGGGGCTCGATTCCTCCCGAGAGTACAGTATAAATAGAAACGGTAGAAGTCCGTTATAAAGACTTTGAGTTAATTCCTCAGACGAAAGATTGACGCTCTCTATTTATATCATTTTTTACTCCCGTAGTGTAAAGGAGAACACAGTAGTTTCCTAAACTACAAATGATGGCTCGATTCCATCCGGGAGTACAATTGGACCCATAGGTTAACTGGTAAACCAGATGGCTTTTAACCATCTGTTCCCGATTCGAGTTCGGGTGGGTCCACATGAGTATAAAATATGAACCGACCTTTGGTGAGTATGTAGTAATACGGATGAAGGAAGAAAATATATCTTGGAAAGATTTAGATGAAGATACTATTGACTTTTTTCATACTCAATGGTTGATTGACAGAAAGAGGGTCCCGTAGCCCAATTGGTAGAGGCAATAGACTTAAAATCTATACAGGTGTTGGTTCGATTCCAACTACCCGGTCAATAGTTATATTATATCTGTAATAGATAACTAAACATGATATTTATTACGGATAGAATGGAGTTAGAAATGGAAATTCATGATAAAAGTTGGGGATATGAAAAGTGGATAGTAAATAAGAAAGAATACTGTGGGAAACTTCTATTCTTTAAAAAGGGAAAACATTGTTCCTTTCATTACCATAAAATAAAAGATGAGGTATTTTATTTACAGTCTGGTTCGATAATAGTTAGATATTCAAATGAAGATAACTTAGAAGAATCTAAAAAAATGATTATGGAACCTGGTGATACATTTCACGTTTCTATTGGATTACGTCATCAAATGCTTGCAATAGAAGATAGTGAATTATTTGAATTTTCAACACAACACTTTGAAGATGATAGCTATAGGATAATTAAAGGTGATTAAAGTTTGGACTAATGGTTGCTTTGATGTTTTACATCGAGGACATATAGAGTTGTTTAAATATGCTAAATCACTTGGAGATATTCTTATAGTTGGTATAGATACTGATGCAAAGATTAGAACAGATAAGGGTAAAGGTAGACCAATACACACATTGGAAGATAGAATAGAAATGTTAAATTCTATAAAGTATATTGACGAAGTTTTACAGTTCAATACAACTAACGAATTACGAAATTTAGTTAGAGTTACATTACCAGATATAATGGTAGTTGGTTCGGATTGGAAAAACGGTCAAGTGATTGGTAGAGAATTTACAAAGGAATTAAAATTTTTTGATAGGGTGGGTGATTATTCAACCACTAAAATAATGGAAGCGTGGTAGAGTGGTTGATTGTACATCCCCGCTAAGGATGCTTACCTTAATAGGTAACGGAGGTTCGAATCCAACATCTTCCGCAATATATGGAGAGATCCACTGAATGGTCGGCAACTGGGTTTGAACCCCAGGGTGAATGAAAGTTTGGGGGTTCGATTCCTCATCTCTCCTCCAATTGCTCTCGTGGTGAAACAGGATATCACAAATCGTTTCTACCGATTTATTGAGGGTTCGAGTCCTTCCGAGAGTACCAATTATTACCACTTATTAGTGGTTATTAGTATGATAAACTACATCTTTTTTAGGTTCGATTATACTTATTAGTATAGGAGAATATAAAATGAAATGTGAATATTGTAATAAAGAACATAATGGGAGTTTTGCAACTGGTAGATTTTGTAATAGGAGTTGTTCTAATGGATTTTCTACTAAAGCAAAACGAAAAGAAATAAATGAGAAAGTTAGTAAAACTTTAACACAACATAAACAGATTGAAAGAAATTGTTTGGTATGTAATAAAAAGTTCATTACCACTGATTATAACGGTCCAACTCAAACACAACAAAAACTATGTTCAAGAGAATGTGGAAGCCAGTATTGGCCTGATAGTCGTAGGAAATCACAATCATTGGCTATGGTTAAACGAATATTAAATGGACATGCACCATCATTGAAGTCTATTAGATGTGAATATTTATATAAAGATAAATTAATAAAGTGTGATTCTAAAGTAGAATATAGTTGTTTAGATTATTTTGAAAATGAATTTAATGTGATGGATATTGATAGATGTAATTTTAGTTTACCATTTGAATTTGAGAATAGAGAACGGAGATATATTCCAGATTTTAAAATAAAAACTACTAATGGTGAAATTTATATTGTAGAATGTAAAACTATTATTTCCAACAATGACTTGCAGAGAAAATGGAAATATTATTACGATACTATAGATATTAAACGAGAAACTTTAATAAATTACTGTGATAAGAATGGATACACACCATTTTTTTATAATAAAGAACTCAATAGAAAATTTTACGATAACTGCAATCCCACCGGTATACCCTCGGTCTGATAAACCGTTGAAAGGTTAATTGGTTACACGTTGGTTCGACTCCAACCCGGTGGACAAATATGTGGGAATGTAAAGTGTGCAGAAATAGTGGTTCAATTCCACTTGGGGCTACAATATAGGAGAATGTAAAATGTGGAAACGATTTACAGGTGAACAAGTAACAGATATAGAAACAACACTACTTACTGATATAGCAAGTATTCAAGATGAGCATAATTTATCTTTTTACATTGGTGGTGATAGCATGAAACGATGTGACACTACAACTTACACAGTAGTATTGGTAATGTTGATGGAAGGTAAAGGTGGTCGTGGTTATTATAAGAATATAAAAATTAAAGATGTTAATATATCTATGCAACAACGATTATTCAAAGAAACATATGAAGCAGTTGAAACTGCTCTGTTTATAAATCCTATATTAGAAAGTATTGGTTATAATATTAAAGAAATACATACAGATATAAATCCGAAATCGAAATATGCCAGTAGTGAAATGGTTAAGCAAGTAATTGGGTATTGTATGGGAATGGGATTTGAAGGTGTATTGAAACCAAATAGTTGGGCTGCTATGGAATGTGCTGATAAATTTTCAAAGTAATATCTCATATATATTCTATTTATTATAGAAGTAAATAAAGGTTATGACTAAACATTTTCCTTTAACCAACCAGGAGATATTCACTATGAGTAAATCTAAAGCAGTAAAAAAAGTTGTTACTACTACACAAGTTAAAGTAAATCAAGAATGTAAAAATAAACGACAAGTCCTGTCACAATTAAAACGGATTAAATGGGATATAGAGTTCCAAACTGAAAATCAAGAAATATTCTATAACACTATAGATAAGAATGATATTTCATTTTGTGCAGGTCCTGCTGGATGTGGTAAGACTTATATCGCAGTATATTATGCATTACAACAACTTGCTACTTCTAAAAAATATGATGGAATTATTATTACAAAACCATTAGTAGAAGTTGAGGGTGAGAAGCTTGGATACTTACCAGGTAACGTAGAAGAAAAGACAGAACCATTTATGATGTCTATCTACTACAATATGGAACAGATTATAGGTAGAGATAGATTGAAGATGTTAAGAGATACGGGTGTGATTACAGTAGTTCCATTAGCTTATATGCGTGGACTTACTTTAACTAATAGAATGGTATTATTAGATGAAGCACAGAACTCAACTCCTTTACAGATTAAAACATTTCTAACTCGCATTGGTAAAGGTAGTAAATTTATCATTAGTGGAGATTTACAACAATCAGATGTTAAACATAAAAATGGTAATGGGTTAGAAGATGCAATTAGAAGATTAACTGGGTTACCACATTTAGGATTTTCACAATTTACATTAGCAGACATAGTGAGACATCCGGTAGTTGCTGGAATATTAGAACGATATAATAAAGAATATGATATTGCGGATTTACCTGCAGAAGCCACATTATCAGCTTGGTTAGAACATCCAAAATATGATTACTCACGAATAACAAACAGATGGGGTTAAAATGATAGAAATACAAAAGAACCAGAAAGAAGTATTTAGAATAGAAGAAAAAGAATTTTCTGGATACAAATTTGTGGACATTAGGATTTGGTTTATGGCAGATGATGGTGAGTATAAACCATCTAAAAAGGGTATATCCCTTTCACCAGATAAAGTACATGAAGTAGTTGAGGCAATACTCCAAACAATGGAAGATTCTAATTGGAAATCATTTGATACTAAATAATTGTATGTTTTCTAAAAAACTTTATATTTATTTTCATGAACATTGATGCAAGAGATTTATTAGATAATGAAACTCCAGATATAAATCTGGATGATATCACTATGACCCCATCCGCTATAGGCAGATTAACTACACTTGGATATACAGATGTAGAATTTTCCGTTGAGGGTGGTGGTTGTAGTGGTATGAATTATACATTAAAATCTCTTGACAGAAAAATAATAAATAACGATAAAATATATCATTACGACGATATGAAATTGATAGTTCCATTCAGTAGTTTCGTATACTTAATAGGAACAGAAATAGATTTTAGTGATGATTTATTAAACGGAGGTTTTAAGTTTACCAATCCACAATCAAATAGAACTTGTGGGTGTGGTACATCTTTCTCCGTATAGAAAACACATAGGAGTATAATATGCCAGGAGAAAAGGGTCAGGGAATAAATCCATATTTAGGAAAACCCATACCAAAAGAAAAGATAGTTAGAGCTATACAAGAAAGTGAAAGTATGATTAAGGCTGCAGCATCACTTCACACTTCATACAATACGTTTAAGAAGTACGCTAAATTATATGATGTATTTAAACCACACCCAAATTCAAGGGGAATTTCCAGAGCACGTAAAGTAACCTGGAGTGGATTAAAACCATTAGACGTAGAATTGACTTTACAGAAAAAGTTAATTAGAAAATTCATATTACCACAGAGATGTAGTCAATGTGGGGAGTCGAGATTCCGAAAAACTGATATGCTTTCACCACTTATATTACATTTCATTGATGGAGATATTCACAATAAAGTTCCAGATAATATGAGGTTCTTTTGTTATAACTGTTATTTCCTTGAGAAGGATCATAATCACAAACGAGTAAATGTAAAAATTGGTAGAACATTTGAAGATCAAAACGGGATAGAACAAAATATACAAGATGATATAACCGGTGATGAATTAGCCAAGGAGTTGGGTGCATCACTTGCAGATTTATTTGGTAAAACTTAGTGAATAAATTATTTGTAGCGTTATCATTTAGTGTAATAGGAAATCTAATTGCATGGTTTCACATGAATGCACAGTTCAGATGGGAATGGGCAAGAACTCATTGGTGGATTGCATTGGGTGGATTACCGGTAGGATATTTATTTTATTATTCAACTCGAATGTTTTATGAATATTTTGGAGAGTATTGGACTGTTAGACCAATTGGATTTGGAATTGCAACAATGACATTTACATTAATGACTGCATTAGTGTTACATGAAGTTCCAAGTCAACGGATTATAGTATCCTTAATATTAGCCTGTGTTATATTATACATTAATTTATCGGTACATATAAAATGACAAACAACATATCAAAGAAATTAAAAGATGGTAAGTTAGAACCACGTTCAGACTTGCCTGAAGATTTGAAGATTGCAATAAAAACGTTCATTGCACAGGCAGCGATAGTTGAAGAATATGAAGTTGATCACATACCTTCAGAGTATATCGTAAATCTAATTGATACATTTTCCAAATATCCAGAATATTCTTTGATCACATCTGAATTGATGGAATCTCTATTAAAGGGTCAACGGTAATGGCAACCAAAGAAATAAGAAAATTAATATTAGAAAGATTCCCACCTGGTGATTCATGGAAGGACCCAGAAGATCCATCATCAGGAATATTCCCATCACTCACGGAGGGATTAGAATACGCCTTTCATAAATCAGATGGAACTATTAAAGAGTTTCACCTATCTTCATTTGAGGGAAAGATTTATTCCGTTGAGTATGAAGAAGAACCGGATACACCACCACCTAAACCACGATATTCTATGTATGGAGAAGAAACAGATATTCAACCTGATTTATGGACGAATAAATGAAAGACAATGTAGTATATAATGATCCAGATAATACAGTTATGGTGAGAACTAACGGTGAATACATTTATATTATATACCATAAAGAAGATCAAATGACCAATATAGTAACCAGATTTACTACGGATAGTTGTTATTTAGATGGTTATGAAGTTTGTGATGATATGAAATGGATACTCACATTTAAAGTTATAAATGACTTTGAAATAAAACCGGAGTTAAACTAATGAAAATATCAAAAGACTATCAATGATACTATAGATGAAAGACGGTTGGGTTAGTTATATATTAACCCCTTCTCACTTTGTTTGGTAACTATTATCAAGAATACTCTTTTATAATAGATATAAAGAAATAAAAAAAATCATCAAGATAAGTGAAAAAAGACTTGACTTTCTCATTATTAAGTTATAAGATCAACTATAATGAGAAATAAACAATACATAGAAAAAAATAGAACCGAATTCAACCACAGAATAAAACAATTAAAACACATTTTAGATGATGTAAATTACTTACACCAAGATTCTACATATAGAGAATTCATTGGTAGTATGTATCACGCAATAAATACTGGTAGAAAAATCACATCATTAATGGAATCATCAATTACTAAAATAGTTAAGTCATATAAAACATGGCTCAATACAATAAACGACACATCCTATTTAGAAAATAAAACAATATTATTAAATAAGATTACTATGGTTCGTACCATGTTAGAACGAGCACCATATACAAGTAATTTCAAATATGAAAAAGAAATATTCATAGATTCACTTTACAACCAAGCTCGTAATAGAGGTTCATTATCACCCAAACAAAAATCAGCATTAAACAAAATGTATAAACAATATAAAAAGAAAGTTGAAAATATTTGAAGAAAGTACTTGACTTTCTCATTATTTTGTCGTAAGATCAAGAGTAATGAGAGAGAAAACCCAAATGAAAAAAATGAAATTATTTAATCCAATGGCACTTCGTGAGAAGTATTCCAGTAAAAATCTAAACAAGACTAACAATTTTAGTTCATTTTGGTTGGATGAAAATTGGGGTGAAACTCATGATGAAGAAAAGAAAAGTGGAACTGATTTAATAGCTCTCGCTTCATATAGACGAGCTATTGGAAACTTCGTAAATATTGTAACTGGAAAAGATATTCCCGTTACATTTACAGCACAAGGTGATTCCTTTACTGATGGTAAGAAAGTTACTATTTCGTCAAAGTTGGATGATAAACTTTTTGATTCAACTGTTGGGTTAGCACTTCACGAAGGTTCTCATATACTATTAAGTGATTTTGACTTCCTAAAACAACTTGAAGTTAATATACCAAAAGAATATTTAGATAGAGCTTTCACTAAAGGTTATAGTGAAATGGATTCTAAAATTCATATTAAGAATTTATTAAACTTTGTAGAAGATAGACGAATTGATTATCATATATTCAGTAACTCACCTGGATATAAAGGTTACTATCATTCAATGTACGAAAAGTATTTTAGAGCAAAAGTAATTGATAAAGCTTTATTGTCTGATGAAATGACCGATGAAAATTGGGATTCATATATTTTTAGAGTTATCAATTTTACTAATTCAAATACTCGTTTAGATTCATTAAATGGATTAAGAGAGATTTGGAATATACTTGATTTGAAAAATATTTCAAGATTGAAATCAAGTGAAGATTCATTCAATGTGGCACTTGAAATGTATCACGTAATTTTAAATAACATTCTTGATGGAATTAAAAAAACTGATGATGAAACTGGTGAAGTTTCTTATGAGAAAGCCGATGGTAGTGGTTCTACTGATGGTAATAGTGAAAGTGGTGAAAGTGAATCCCGTGAAATGTCTGATGATGAATTTGAAGATTTGTTATCAGCCGTTGAAAATGGTGATGTAGAATTTAGTGAAGAAAAATCCGGAAATTCTGTATCTGTTCCTATGGATAGTGGTGAAGAATCGGATGAAGATGGGGAAAGTTCTTCTACTGAAAGTAGTGATGAAAGTGGTGAAGAAGATTCTTCTAATAAAAGTGGTGAAGAAATTGAAACTAAAAAAAGTGAAGTAACACTTTCAGATTCACAAAAGAAATCACTTGAAAACGCAATCAAGAAACAAAAGAAATTTATGGATGGAGATATCCAGAAAAAGAAAGTTTCCAAAAAAGATAAAGCTTCCATTGACGCTGTTGAAAATAGTGGTATGAGTTATAAAGAAGTTGGTGTAGATTTAACTGATAGGTGGACTGGTAAAAAACTTGGTAAAAAAACCAAATGTATTGTAGTTAAGAAATTAACCAAAGAACTTATTGAAAGTGGAACTATCAATATGTTAGGTAGAAGTTATCACAGTGATACTAACGAAGAATCTATTACAGAAGGTTTAAGACTTGGAACTATCCTTGGTAGAAAACTTCAAGTTAGAACTGAATCCCGTGAAACAAAATATACCAGAAAAAATACCGGTCGTATTGATAAAAGATTAATAGCCGAACTTGGATTTGGAAATGATGGTGTATTTAGTCAAACATTTATTGATTCTTTCCCAGACGCTTTCCTTCATATTTCCATTGACGCAAGTGGAAGTATGTCTGGAGATAAATGGAGAAAAACCATGAAGTCAGTTACTTCTATGGTAAAGGCAATTGATATGATTGAAGGTGTTGATGTGGTTGTTTCTTTTCGTTCTACTCAGCATAGTTATGGTAGAAGTACTGAAGATTATCCAATTATATTAATCGCTTATGATTCACGTGTAGATAGTTTAGTTAAAGTTAAAACACTTTGGAAATCCATAAATGTAGCTGGAACTACTCCAGAAGGATTATGTTATGAAGCTGTTATGGATGAAATGGTCGCTGGTGGAACTGATAAAGAATCTTATTTCTTAAACTTTTCCGATGGGATGCCAATGTTTAGTAATGGTGTCGTTGATTATTATCATGATACCGCAATCAACCATACTAAATTGATGGTAAAGAAAATTAGAGAACGTGGAATAAAAGTTCTTTCATATTACATTGGAGATAGTTATGATGGAAATAGATATATGGGAGATTTCAAAAGAATGTATGGTAAAGATTCTCAGTTTGTTGATGTAACTTCTGTAACAGCCGTATCAAGAACTATGAACAAAAAATTCTTGGAGAAGAACTAATGGAAAAAGTAAAAAATATGTTAATGGGATTAGTATTAGTAGCTATGATGTATATGTTATTAGTTATAGCATTTATACTTGATGGAGCACCGTTTCATCCCTAATGATTAAGTGGATTTTATCCAAGTGGTATAAACATTCACCAGATTGTATGTGTGGATATAAGATGAAGCCAACAGATAGAAGAAGAACTGAATCAGAAGATAGTTGGAAATGTATATGGAAAAAATGTGGTTGGGAAACCTATCAAACTGATAATGGTAAATTCCATTGGACTAAATCAAAATGAAAAAAAGTGAAAAAAACTTAAAAAAAGCCTTGACTTTATCAAATATTATTCGTAAGATCAAGTAACAATGAGAGATAATGTAACTAACTTAAAAGGAGTCATTCAAATGACAAATACAGTTGTAAAAATAGAAATGTCGGGTAACCGATTTAACGCTTGGGATATCGATGGTAATAAACTTACCTCGGAAATCTCAACTTCCACTCGTAGAGGAGCGTTTGAAGCCGGAATGGCATTAGAGAAACGTGAAGGTAAAGGTGGGAGAACTTATTGGTGGAAAGTTCCAATGAGTAAATTTGACGAAGCTTCTGTTCCAGTAATGGATATGAGTTCTGTTGATATTCCAAAAGAACATTCAGAAATGTTGAACTTCATTCATAGTTCTTTTAAACTTAAACCTAATGGTTTGGTGATGAAAGAATTGAAGTGGAAATATCTTGTCCGTTCCGCAGTCCGTGGAAAAAACATTTTAATGACTGGTCCGTCCGGATGTGGTAAAACTATGGCAGCTAAATCGTTGGTAAACGCTTTAGACCGTCCTGACTTTTACTTTAATCTTGGAGCGACACAGGATCCTCGTTCAACTTTGATTGGTAATACCCACTTTGATAAAAAGAAGGGAACTTACTTTTCAGAATCACATTTCGTTTCCGCGATAAAAACTCCAAACGCAGTTATTCTGTTGGATGAATTATCAAGAGCTCACCCCGACGCTTGGAATATTTTAATGACAGTTCTTGATGAAGGTCAAAGATATCTTCGGTTGGATGAAGCCGATGGAACTGAAACAGTTTCAGTCGCAGAAGGAGTTACATTCGTCGCGACCGCTAACATTGGTAATGAATACACTTCTACTCGTGTTATGGATAAAGCCTTAATGGACAGATTCACCATCGTAGAAATGGATGTATTGAATAATGAAGAAGAATTGGGATTACTATCCTATATGTTTCCTCATGTAGATAATGGATTACTGAAATCAGTTTCGGAAATTGCACATTCAACTCGTGTTGAATCACGAAATGAAACCGGTAGAGTTTCAAGTGGAATTTCAACCAGAACTTCTGTTGAAATGGCTGGATTACTCTATGATGGATTTGGATTAGATGAAGCAGCTGAAGTTACTGTCTATCCACAATACTCTAATGATGGTGGTATGGAATCAGAACGAACTTACGTGAAACAGTTAATACAGAAGTTTGTTACTGATGGTAGTTCTGATGACTTGTTTAATGAAAGTGAAATCGAAAACTCAGGAGATATTAGTTAGAAAATTTCTTTCTAATTAGAAGAAACTAAAAACGAAGTGGTGAAGCTATCAAAATATTTTGATAGTTTCACTTTCTCGTATAATATTTAATAATAGGAAATAAAAAATATGAATAATAAATTAAAACGTTCAATGAAACGATTAACAGAAATGGATGCGTATATGGATGACAATATAAGAAATGTTTATATTGATAATATCGTATCTAATTTAAAACGTGGTATTTACCCAAAGGGATCCCTTGAAAGAATCCAGAAACTCATAGAGAGGCATCAAATTATACTAAAGGCAAAGGAAAAATTAGTTAGGGGTTAATCCCACTAACGTGGGGTGGGTATTTTAAATTCCTTTTTATCTCACCCCACACTTTAATAGGAAAATATAATGGATGATTTTTTAATTGACATGAAAAAAAGTTACGATTACCATGAGAGTGCTGGTAATCTGTATAAGGTAAAAAAACTAAGCACTCAAATTTTTGAATTTATAAAAATTTCTAAAACTGGTTGGTCAAGTGAAAGTAGAAGTGATTTTGCATTTGTAACAAAATTACAAGAACAATTAATGGCCGAGGCTAAAATTGGTGGTGGGTTTAAATTAACAAAAAATGAAAAATTAATGTGTAATATTATTTATAAGCGATATAACAACAAGGACCAATACAATGAAACAAATAATTAAAGATGTGTTAGATGATATGTCGAGTGGTCAGATTAATTTGGCATCATCAGCGGCAAGAGAACTTGTAGCAACTACAATATCTATAACACTAAAAGAATATGGTAGTTATACTAAATATAGAATAGACACCGCAGGTAACCCAGTAAAACCAATTAATTCATATCTCACTACTGATATGCACAAGTATGATTTAGAATCGGATATACAATCTGAAAAAGATAAGTGGGTGTGTAATATATGTGGAGAAAATACACACGATGTAAATTCAGATTATCTTGGAACTGAGTTTAATCACCTTGAGTGTGAATTAAAATTAGAAGATTGGGTATGTGATTACTGTGATGAATCTACTCACGATAGAGACTTAGATCCCGTTGTATCGAGAACACGACATCTAAAATGTCAGTTAGAATACGAACGTGAAAATGGGGAACGGTATACTGAAGAAACTAATAGACCTGCGGATGAGATAATTGATAATTCACTTTCTAATGATGGTAAATATATTTACGAATCACCAGATAGTGGCAAGACAGTTTTTCGTAGACCATTTGGTGATTATACACTAGAACATAAAGAAGAAATAGATTGGGAAACCAAAGAACCAACTGGTAGATTGTTTACTGATTACAATAATGGAGGGTGGAATGATGAAAGATAAATGTGTTAGTTGTGATTGTGAAACTTTATATGATAAAGATACTCATATAGATAACCGATTAGGATATGTAGAAGGAGCAGGTCAACTTTGTTTGGATTGCTATGATAAAATTTACAGAACAAAACAGAATAAGGATAGTAAAAATGAAAATGAATAGATGGTCAGGTTATACTAAGTATATTGTAATGGTGGATGGTGTAGTTGAAGCAATAGCAACTTATCCCGCATATATGGATTTTAAAAGAGTAAAGCTTGCTCTAACCCAAATATCGAAAGATGATAGTGGTGTATATTTATATGAAGGAGATAGGTATAAACAACCTATCACTCAATCACGAGCTTTACAAATCTTAATGAAGATAGAAGAATGTAAATGGGACGATGGTATTAGAACTGTCGCAAAACAAATAAAGGCCAGTAATATGTTATCACCTCTTAAACGCGGGAGAAATTAGATGGGTAAACAAGTAAAAAAATATGGTTATTCATGTGAACTTATAAGAGTTGTGGACGGAGATACATGCGACGCTTACATTTCATTAGGATTTGATGTAAGGGTCAAAAAGAGAATAAGATTTTACGGTGTTGATGCTTGGGAAAGTAGAACACGAGATTTAGAAGAAAAGAAATTGGGTTTAGCCGCGAAGGCATTTGTCAAAGACCTTTTAGAAAATTCTGATGATGGTAAGTTTTCAATTATATCACATGGAACTGGTAAGTATGGTAGAGTTCTCGGAGAGTTGTTTGTTAAAGGACACGATACTTCAGTAAATGAATTATTAAAAGAACATGGACACGCATACGAATATCATGGTGAAAAGAAAAAAGTATTTGGAAGTTAAATGAAAAAATATAAAGACATATCAGAAATAGAAGAAGGTTGGGGTGACTTTAAAGATGCTGTAAGTGGTGGTCAGACTCAAGCAGATTGGGTAGATCCAAATGGTAAATTGTATAAAGTTAAAGACACTCATATGGAGTTTGTAGCGAGACACCCAAAGTTATTTAAAACTGAAATTGGAACTTTAAAACGAATCTTTGATAAACATAGTGAGGTATTTCCGAAACAAGAGAATAAAGCTCGCATAGAAATCCTAACCAAGATAGTAAAAAGAGGTTGGATACGAACCCGATACAGACCAAGAGAAGGTGCGTGGACATTGGAAACTTACAAGTGGGGAACTCGTGAAATTAAAGCAGCTCGTAAGTGGGCAAAGGTAAAGTCCGGTGGTAATACCCAATTTAGAATAAACTTTGTATCAACATCTAAACAAAAATTGATAGGACATTCATTTAGTATAGATTTGATAAAGAGTAAAGGTAATGATGTATTTGAAGCATGGATGAAAGAAATAATGGAAATCACAGAAAACGTTAATTTACAAGAAAGTTCTTTAAGTAGAATTTGGAAGCACGCCCAACTTCACCAAACTGGAACCATAACTGCATTTAGATATGCTCGTGATTGTGGTGAAGGTACGGTGTATACGAAAGGTGAAAATAAAGCAAGAAATAAAAAGTTGGAATCAAAATTATTAAGTAAGGGGTATGGTATTACTAAAATACAGGGAATTTATATTGAGAATTATAAATCTAATAATGAGATTGAAGTTAAAGAAGAATCATTTTTTGTGGTGGATTTAAAAGATAATAAAAAACTATTATTGAATTTAAAAAAATTAGGTAGAGAATTTGATCAAGATAGTATTTGCTTTGGATTACATGGTGGCAAAAGATATACTGTATTTGGAACTAATGATTGTCCAAATGCATATCCTGGAAAAGGTAAAAATATAAAACTAGGAGATGCTATTTTTGGAAACAGTGGTAAATTTATGTCGAAAGTAAACGGTAGACCGTTTATATTTAATGGATCAGTTAAAACTAAATTACCAGAAATGATAACCTATGAATCATTATCTATACAGTCAAAAGAAGTAGTAGATAAAATATCAAATACTACTTGGGAAAGTTTTTATGTATCCAATAAGGATATTTTAGAAAATGAAAAATAAAAAGAAATCAATAACAAGTAAAATTAAAAAGTATTCATTAGTTAATATAATTGAGAATGATTATAAACAAAATAAACTGAACAAGAGGAAAACTGGTATTAGTTAGTACAAATCTCTGGGGAAAGAGAACAAGACATAGAAAAGAACAAGACCGTGACTTGGTAGAGGCACAAAATTTGGTTGTAATAAACATTCAAAAAAACGTTATAAAAAAGATATAGAGGTCAAAGTAAATGAGACAGCGTGATTGGTATGGTAATGTTAAATCTATTAAACCTAAGACGGATAAAGAAATAGATTCAGAAACAAAATGGATTATTATAAAGTGTGGATTAGCTTTAATAGTTGCCGGATTATATATGTATTTTATAATCTCGGGAGGATAATATAAATGAATAAGTATAAGGTTATAAAAGATTACCCAACATCTAATGGTATTCTATATAAGAATGAGTTAGTTAAAGAAGCTGGTAATTCAACATTAAAAGGACACATTCGTGTTAAAGATAATATGGGCCGCATCTGGTTCGTACCTAACGAAGTAATAAATAAAATAAAATAAAACTTGACTTTCTTGTTTTTTTGTCGTAAGATCAAGTAACAATGAGTGATAAATTAACAATTAATGAATATGAATGAATTATTAAAAGAACGTACAATCAAAAGTTTTAAAAACCATGATAAAATGGATACTGCTAAAAGAAAGGTTATTGAATCTCAGTTGTTTCAAAATAAACAGGAAAAGAAATACCGAGAAAAGTATATTAAAAAGGTTATGAAGAAGATGGATAATAAGTTTAAGTTAAGGGGAGTTAGACCGAACGCACAAGGTGGTTGGTTAGTTAAAACAATTTTATCTACTGATGAGTTAGAAATATTCAAGTCAAAAGGCCAAGGATTATATGCTTGGGTAACTGAAACAGTTTATAATAATATGATTAAGAAAGGTTTGACTCTATCATCCATTTTGGATTGGATAAAATTCGGTCAATATGGTTCTAAGAACAATAATAAGACACCAGATGAAACTATAACAAGTGAATGGAAAATAAATGAGCCTTTTGTAATTTTATGGGCTTACAAATTTACAGATGATGATAGAAGATTAGGTACTGATAAAGAACGAACCGCGTACGATGTAGAACAAAAAGTAAATAAAAGAATTTCAAATATACCACCAAAAGTAGATGGTACTGGTAGAGAAACATTTTTTACTACTCTTGATAAAATTAGGTTAGAAGTAATGATAGAGTTAAATAAAGATGAACTTCTTATTCCGTATACATCATCTAAAGATTCAGAAGAAGCTATATTAAAGATGATTAATAGCAAAACTAAATATTTTGGTTTATTTGCAACAACGAGGTTTGGAAAGTCTTGGTGTTTCTTCGAAAAAATTAAAAGAGAATATGTCAAAAAAAATAAAGTAGGTATCCATGTTGTGTTTTGTCATGACACTAAAGTATTTAATGGTTGGAAAAATAAATGGAAAAACTCTTATAAAGATTGTATGGATTTTGTGAAGTTGAAATCCAACAAAGATTTTGATTTTAACAAGACACCAATAAGAAATACACTTGTGGTTCTTTCACCACAACTTATAACGGCTTCGACAGAAAAGAAAGATTTTCCTAACTTTGAAGAAAAGTTAAGTGCACTTAAAAAGTCATATGATATAAAGTGTGATGAATTATTTGTGGACGAGGCACATAATTACTTCACTCCACAGTGGGAAAAATATTATGAGTCTATTTGTAATGGTGTAATAACGCTATCATCTGGTACTCCCTGTAATATAGTTTTAAATCACCAAGATAAGTTTGATGAGTCAAATACATTTTTCCACGGAATCAAGGAATTTCAGGAAAAACTTTTAGGGGATCTTAATATTGATTTACAACTTGAGGTTAAATTAATTGAACTTTCGAATTCAGATGGTTCTGATTTTAATCTCCATAATTTACAGAATACTGATGATGGTATATTGACAAATCTATTTCATTTTGAAGAATTAGTTGGAAAAATGTTAAATCCTGATTCTAAATTTTCTCCCATATTTTCAAGGGAAAGAAAACATCATATTGCACTTTTAGATACTGTAGCTGCATGTAGGAAATTTAAAGAACTTATACTAAAACATAAATATTCTAACAATATTGTCCCTATACTTGTAGCAGGTTCAACGGGTAGAGATGCTTGGAATGAGGACGAAGTTAATAATCTTATCTTAAAGGCAGAATCGGAAGGTAAACGAACAATTGTTTTGAGTGCTGGTAGTATGATTCAAGGAGTTTCAGAAAGACATTGGAAAAGTATTATTAACTTATCTTCTAAATCTACTTATGAAATTTATTTCCAACTATTCGGTAGAGGTTTTGGATTTGATATTGATTTAGATAATCATATTGGTAAAACAACTAAAGTTGAGAAAGTTATTATGTGGGATTATAAGCCGGATAGAATTTATCAAGTAGGAGCTGAGTTTGTTGATTCTATGGCTAAGATTAATGGTGGTGACCAAACAGCTGCTTTAAAATATTTCTTTTCAATTATTGATATTACAAAGTATGTTGATGAAAGAAGAACTTGGTCAGAACCTAAAAAACTTGAAGAAATAGAGTCTAAGATTAATAAAATTGTAAATAAAAATACAATTAGGAGAGGACTTACTGTTGGTACTTGTTTAGATAAATCTTTTGGCGTTGATGAGTTAGATTCTACTTGGATAGAATGGGCAATAAAACAAAAATGGTCATCTAATAATAAGGCACAAAAATATAAATTAGATTTGTGGAAACGGAATCTTGGTAGACAAAAAACCGATTATTCTAAATCCCAAAAAGACAATACAGAAAGAGTTAAAAATGAGATATTAGATTTACGGGATCAGGTCAAGAAATCATTCGAACAAACTTTGAGTAAACTTGATATTGTATGGGCGGTTTATAAATCTGAGGGGAAGGTTGATAAACATATAGATGAACTTTTTAAGTATCAAGGTGAGGATGAGTTCTCAGTAGGGTTAGAATTACCAAACGAAGGACTTTCAAGAATTTTTGTGGAAACTATAAGAAAATTTGGTTTAACTGATAAGATTAATGGTAAACTAAAAAATAGTAGAATCGAGGGGATTCGAAACTATTTAGATATGGATAGAGAAACTCTTATTTCAACTACAAAAAATGGAATTGATAAGTGGTTCACCTATGGTGGTGATGATACTCAACTTTCAGTAGAGAATTGGATAGGATGTTTAGAACCTTGGGTTAAGGAACTTAAATTAAAGGATAAGAAAAATTTCGTTTTTCCTCATGCTAAAAGTGGTAGTGGGATTATTGCAATGGCCCATTTACTGAAAAGATACTCTATGATTATTTTTGGGAAAGTAGGTGTTACAAATGAAGAAATTATAGAATTACTAAGTTATGAAGATGAAAACTCTTTTTTTGAAAAACTTAATAATACAATGGGATTTATTAAATCTTCTACAAACAAGAAAGATTTTATTATTATTAACCCACCATATTTTAAACATATAGAAATATTTATTAAATGTTTTCATGAACTTAATTTTGGTGGTACTTTAATTTGTTTACATCCAGCTACCCCTTTTCTCAGTAGGAAGATTGTAAATGAAAAACCAAGTACAAAAACAATTAAAAAAATTGTTTCCGATTGGGAAGCTATTCTCACCTTATTAAATGGAAATGAACTTTTTGATATCAATCAAGAAGCCCCACTTAGTCTTACGAGAATCAAAAAGGTAAAAAACAAAAATATAAAAGTTGTTAACAACTACTATAAAAAACAAAACAAAACTATCACATATACTAATTTAGATGATATCTTTATACATGGTAATTTGTTAGTAAATTCAATAAAAGAAAAAATTGATAAACAAAATACTAATTCTATAGAAGAAAATTTATTTAGGAAAACAAAAAAATATAAAAAATATTTACTCAAGGTAAACGCTATATCAACTGGTGTTCCGAAAAATGGAAAACCGAGTGGTAAATTTCAATCAATAATTTCTAAAAAATATGAAAATTCTTTTGACGAACTTTTATATACAGAAAAAACTACTGAAAATACTTCAAATGAAATTACATTTGATTCTGAGATTGAAGCACTTAATTGTTTTGATTACTTACTTACAAAGTTTTCAAGATTCGCCGTTTCTACTCTTAAATTGAATCAAAACTTACATCGAGGTGAGTTAAGGGCAGTACCTTATCTTGATTTTACACAAGAGTGGGATGATGAAAAGTTATTTAATTATTTTGGATTTACACAAGAAGAAATAGATTTTGTTAATGAATATATTCAGGATTGGTATGAACAAGATACTAAATGATTATATAAGTCATTCTCGTAATTTTGATTATATGAGTGGTATAGATAGAGATAGGGAAAGACAGAAAGCAACAGCTGAAGTTTTTACATCAACTAAATATGTACAAGAAATATTAGATGATGAAGAAAAAAAATCACCTGATATGTTTTATGATTGGACTAAAACTTATATGGATAATTCTTGTGGTGATGGTCAAATTCTTTCAGAAGTGGTTATACGGAAGATGGAACAAAGTAATTGTACATTAGAACAGGCATTATCCACTACCTATGGTGTAGAACTGATGGAAGATAATGTTCAGTTATGTAAAGAAAGATTGGCAGGTCCAAATCCTACACAAGAAATATTAGATATATTAGACAAGAATATAGTGTGTGCAGATGCATTAACATATCATTATAGATTTGATGACACTCATCCAACTAATAGTTATGCTGAAAATAAGTCCGGTGAATTTTTTGATTTTAAAAATAAAAAGACGTTTTGAAAAATTACGTGATATATATAGATGAGTATAAAAATTTGTCGCTCAATAGAGGACAATAACATAACCGAATGTCAAGGCTCAAAAGAGATTGATGTTCATAGTTGACTAACGTAACTAACAGGAGAAATAACATGACTAAAGTTGCACTTCACACAGGTATCCCTTTTTTCGATAGAGATACATTCTTAACACCATTTGACGCATTATTTGACCAAGTGGTAAACACACAATTTCCAGACATAGCAAAGACGGTTGGGGTGAATCCGTATAAAGGTTCATCGTATCCAAAAATAAATGTTTATGAATGGGATGATAAAGTTGGCATCATCGCAGAAATTCCAGGACTTCGTAAGAAGGATTTGAACATTCAAGTTGAAGATGGTATCTTAACTATTTCAGGTAATAAACATAATACATTTGACGTTGACGGTGCTAAAGTACTTCGTAGAGAGTTGAAGCAATCTTCATTCAAACGTTCATTTGAATTAGGTGAATTACTTGATGGAGAAAATATATCAGCTAAATTTGAAGATGGTATATTATCTATAGAACTTCCCAAAATAGAACCAGAAATTCCGATGGTTAATATAGTAAAAATTTCATAAAATAGAAATTATTACTATTATATAATAGAGTGGGTTCAACCAATTTTTAGTTTCCATTATAAACAAACTTAAAAACAACCGAGCCCACTTTTATTATATCAAAATAATATAACTAATAAATACAGGAGAAAGTAAAATGAGTTATAGTATCAATCCGTTATCGGATAGAGTAGTTATAGAAGCCGCAGAAGCTGATGAAGTTTCCACCGGTGGAATTATTCTTCCCGATACGGCACAAGAAAAACCGCAACGCGGTAAAGTAGTAGCAGTTGGTCCAGGCAGGACAACTGATAGTGGAACATTAGTAAGTCCATCCGTTAGTGTAAATGATGAAGTCCTATATGGAAAATATAGTGGAACTGAAATCAATATTGATGGAAGTGATTTATTAATTGTTCGTGAGAATGACATAATGGCTAAGTTATAGGAGAATGAAATGGCTAAAGAAATAAAATACAATGCTCAATCCCACTCAGCTTTGATGTCTGGTGTAGACCAACTTGCAAACGCGGTTAAGGTTACATTAGGTCCAAAGGGTAGGAATGTAGTTATTGAAAAGAAGTTCGGTTCTCCGCTCATAACCAAAGATGGGGTTACAGTAGCAAAGGAAATTGAACTTGAAGATAAGTTTGAAAGTGTAGGGGCAGAGTTATTGAAAGAAGTTGCGTCAAGAACATCTGATATAGCTGGTGATGGTACAACTACCGCCACGGTTCTCGCACAGGCCATCATAAACGAAGGAGTGAAGAATGTTACAGCGGGTGCAAATCCAATGTCCATTAAACGTGGGATTGATTTTGCATCAAGTAAAGTTGTAGAGTCCATCCGTAACGCAGCTAAAGACCTTCCAGATTCAAATCAAATTGCTCAAGTAGCTACAATCTCAGCAAATGATGATAGTGAGATTGGTGGAAAGATTGCTGAGGCAATGGAAAAAGTTGGTAAAGACGGTGTTATTACTGTAGAAGAAAGTAAGACAGCTGAAACATATTTGGATTTCGTAGAAGGAATGCAATTTGATCGTGGTTATCTTTCACCATACTTCGTAACCGATTCTGATAATATGGAAGCAGTTCTTGAAGATCCATATATCTTATTACATGACAAGAAGATTTCCAATGTGAAAGACGTTCTACCTATTTTGGAGAAAGTAGTTCAGACAGGAAAACCAATCGTCATAGTAGCTGAAGATGTAGATGGTGAAGCACTCGCGGCACTCGTAGTGAATAAACTCCGTGGAACATTCAAAGTTCTTGCAGTGAAGGCACCAGGATTTGGAGACAGACGTAAATCAATGTTAGAAGATATTGCGACACTCACCGGAGCAACCGTAATTTCTGAAGAAGCTGGTCATAAATTAGAGAACACAACTCTTGATTTTATGGGAACCTGTTCACGTGTTGTATCCGACAAAGACAATACAACCGTCGTTGGTGGTAGTGGTGATGTAGATACAATTAAATCTCGTATTAATGAAATCAAAGTTCAGATTGAAAAATCCACTTCCGATTATGATATTGAGAAGTTACAAGAGCGACTTGCTAAACTAAGTGGTGGAGTTGCAGTACTAAATGTTGGAGCACCAACTGAAGTTGAAATGAAAGAGAAGAAAGCTCGTGTGGAAGATGCGTTACACGCAACCCGAGCAGCAGTTGAAGAAGGTATCGTCGCTGGTGGTGGTGTTACTCTACTTCGTGCTATTTCAGCTCTTGACGATGTATCAGTAGATGATGAACAAATGGTTGGAGTGAATATCATGAGAAAAGCACTTCAAGCACCACTTCGTCAAATCTGTGAAAATGCTGGTGAAGAATCTTCCGTCGTAGCACGTGAAGTTCTTAATAGTAAAAATGGAACTGGGTTTGATGCTCGTAGTGGAGAATATGTAGATATGTTCAAGGCTGGCATTATTGATCCAGCTAAGGTTACACGTGTAGCAGTAGAGAACGCAAGTTCAATCGCTGGTATGTTACTCACAACGGAGGCCGTTATTACGGAAATTCCAAGTGACGACACATCACCTATGATGCCACCAGGCGGAATGGGTGGAATGCCAGGCATGATGTAAATCCACATTGGTAGTGGGATCACAATAAGTGGTCCCACTATTATGGATATTATAAATGGATATAATAAATGTAAAAGATACTTTATATCAAGTATTAGGTAAAATGGATGTAGATAAAACAAATGAAAAGGGAACAGATTACTGGAAAGATAAATACGGTGCAGACGCAGTACTTCGCAATGGTAATAAGTTCTATTTCTGTATGACTATAATAGACGCAGAATTTGATGATATTTAGGTAAAATCTATATTTATTACCAACAGGAGAAGTATATTATGTCCAATAAACAGGAAATGGTCAACTTTAAAATTTTAATACGTAGATTAAAAGAACTTGGAATTGATCCAGGAGAAGGTGATGGTAAAAGAGTTTATGGTGACGGTGAAGATAGAATAGATTTAATAGAACTCCCAGTCCAACCAGAAATATTTGAGTTGTTGAGTAAAGATGAAAAAGAAGCTTTATACATTTGGTTGAATAGATATAATATGCCACAGTCGTAGTGAATGATAAGTTATTAGAATTAAAAAGAAAAAAGTTACAACATCAAATCCTATATTTAAAAACTGAACTTGAAGAAACTACATTTATTTTTAATGATAGTTTAGTTGAGTTTGAAAAGGAATTTGGTGAGTATTTTAGAAAGAAAAAAACTTCTAAAGATGCTAAAAGAGTAGCTACGGATCCTATTGAATATGATATTCCAGAAAAGGATGTGAATATAGTATTTAAAAAGATAGCTCAAAAAACTCATCCTGATAAACTTGAAAACAAAAATATTTCTCAAGTTAGGCATAATAAATTAGTAGATTTATACAAAGAAGCATTAGGATCAGTAAAGAATAAAGATTGGTCAAGAGTGATGGAAATAGCAATGGAATTAGGAATTGACATTTCTAAAATTAAAAAAGATGATAGTAAGTATTTAGAAGAAAGTGTAAAGAAACTTACAGAGAAGATACATGAACTCAAAGGAACTTACGCTTGGCAATGGAAAGATACCCCAGAAGAAAATAAAGAAATAGTGAAAGAGGGAATGTTAAAATCTCTCGGACTAAACATTAACGAGGAGAAAAACGATGAGTAAATTAAATGAACTAAACGAACAGATTACTAAACTATACACTGAATTTTCAGAAAACCATGAAATATATTCTGAAAAGGGTAACAAAGCAGCAGGTGGTAGAGCACGAAAAGCTCTCGGTGAATTGAAGAAATTAGTTACCGGATATAGAAAAGCATCAGTAGAAGAATCTAAACAATAGTTAATATATATTATATTTATTACTATTAAGGATACATTAAATGTTAAGAAAAAATAGAATATTAGAACATATTGAACAGTTACAACTTTCGATGGAGAGATTAAGGTCAAACTTATTCGACGCCGAAGGAAAGGTTATTCCAGTAAAAGAACTCGCTGGTAGATTAGAAATAATGGAAGATAAAATATCTATTATTTTAAATCTCATCGAGTTAGAAGATGAATAACAAAGTAATTGGAGAGATCATGTGGAGACGCAAAATAGTAAAACATTTCCATATTTAGTAGGATTAGCAGCACTACTCGTAGCGGGTAGTGCGGCATTCTATTCAGTATATGGATTATCAAAATTATTCGCCGGAGCAGCATTAGCAGTAGTGATAATGGCAGGATCATTAGAGTTTGCAAAGTTAGTAACAGCATCATTCTTATATCGGTATTGGACTAAAATAAATGGGTTTATGAAAACTTATCTATTGGTTGGAACAATAACTTTAGTTGGAATTACATCAGCAGGTATATTCGGATTCTTATCCAATGCCTATCAAGGGGCCACAGTAGAGTTTGAGAAACAATCTACAAAACTGATTTACAAAGAAGATAGATTAGAACAGTTAGAAGAAGATAAGGTATATCTAAAAAGTGAATTAGAACAATCTGTAGCATTATTACCGGACAACTATATTACAGCCAGACGAAAACTCCGTGAAGATTACAACCCAAAAATTTTAAACCTAAATGAACAAATATTAGATATTAAAGAAGATATTGGAGATTTAAAAACAGTATTAATTGAAACCGGTGTTGATGTAGGTCCAGCTATCTATCTTGCCAGAACATTCAAAACCGATATAGATACAGTAGTTAAGTTTTTTATATTCATCCTCATTTTCGTGTTTGACCCAATGGCTGTCGTATTAGTTATTGCATATAACATAGCAATGGTTCATAGAGCAGAACATCACACTCCACCAGAAAATACAGAACCAAAGAAACGAAAAAAGTGGTGGAAACTATATGGTGAAGATAAACCATTATTTGAGAAACTTGTTAAAGAAACAATAGAACCGGATATTACTGAAAAAAAGTTAGATAAGGTTATAGAAGAAACAAAAGTTATAAAGGAAACTCCAACAGTCCCACAAGATCGTGGAATACACTATCCAGTCGTAGAAAATAAAAATAAATAAACAAAAATAACACTTGACTTGTATTGATCTTTTCCGTATATTCTAATAGAAATTAAATGGAGAAACTAATGAACTCGACAAATGATACAGAATTAAATTTCATAGATGATAGATATGACGGTCCTGATGTTGGTGAGTTATATGATATTGAATTGGAATATAATGAAGAAATGCCTATGAGAGCATATGAAGAAAATGTTGGAATAGAACTTTATGATGATGAAGTATTAAATATGATATCAGAACCAGAATATTTAGGAGATAGATAAATGACTTGGTTTTTTGATGAAGAGTTTGAGTATTTTGATGAAGATACTAATATTTATTATAATGTATCGTGGAATGTAACGAGTGATGAAGTTCACATAACAAAAATTAATGAAATGTCTGGCGATGATTTTTGGAAATTTAATGAAAATCTTGCTGGCGAAATTATGGACTATATAGATATGGAATATGTTAATGATGAAGATTTTTGGTTTGACAAATCACACCCAGAATTATAAAAAATAACACTTGACTTTCTCATTTTTTTGTTGTAAGATCAAAGGAAACTAAAAGGACAAAATCATATGGTATATAATGAAGTAAAAAAATTAGCAGGTAAATATCGTAAAGAGTTAATTCCGATGTTAAAGAAAATGGGATTTAATGCTTCGATAACTTCTAGCAACACTTATTGGAAAAATACAATATCTGTTACTATTAAAACGGTCCCAAAGAATTTTCCAGTTTGGTCAGAAAAATATAGTCGTTGGCAATTAATGGATAAAGCGGAAAGATTGAAAAAATCCATTGGAAATAGAATGAATGTTTTATTTGAAGATACTGATGTTGAAGGTAATGTTAAATTTGATAATAATATCCCATTTATAGAATATAAAGGATCTGAAGATGCATACTAAAAGTTGGTTACTTGTAATGTCGGATGATGACATAGGCATAAACTCAAATGACATTAAAACAATATACCACGGTAAGACAGAAGATGAAATGGTAGAAATGATGGATTTATTTCAAGATATGAATGACCATATGATTTTACATTTGATTGAAGTTGATAAGGACGCTACATATGAAAATTTAAAAGTAGAGCATGGACAACCAGTATTATTTATGGATAGTAAACATAATTGGAATAGTGGTAAAACATTTGATGACATACTAGATGATGTATTAGAAGAAAAAATTAATGACGCAATACAAACAGGCGACATTGGTGTCGCATAAACAAAGGAAAACAAAATGAAACAAAAAGTAAGTAACTCATATGAAGTAGATGGAATTCGTTATATGGAATGTTCATGTGGACGTGAAGTTAAAAGTGTAGGAGATGAAGCGGTATCCGTAAAGTGTAGTATGTGTGTTAATATGGTTATGGCACGAGACTACCCAGTTGAAAAATCAAAATCAGCATATAGTCCAACCGGTCGTCCAGTTGGATGGCATTGGATGTCAGAATTTGTTGATGTGGATGGTAATGTTTTTCATAAGGGTAAAGAACAACCTAAACTCAAAGGTACATTAAAACCTACGAAAGTTATACCATCCAAGAAGAAAACGAAACGTAGAACTAAACAACAGATGTTACTTGCTATGGATAAGGAACGGAAAGTAGCGTTAAAGAAAGCAATCAAAAAACAAAAAGATTTTTTAAATCACAAACTCGGAGAAGAATAAATATGGAATTAATGAATTGGGTTATAAAACCATTTAATACTGGTACAATGTGGATGAATGAACAGATGTCCAGTACTATGTTTGGATTAAAAATATCAACGTGGATGTGGATAGTATCAGCAATGTTATGGTGGAATATAATAGATACTGGTATAGAATCTAAAATAGATAATGCTTATAATATGGGTTTTAATGCAGGTATTAAATTAACAGAGGCAATAAAATAATGGCAAGAAAAAAGAAAAAAGATACACCGTTTCATATAGCTCATAATTATAAACAGTATGAGTTAAAGGATGGAACTAAATTCTGGGCAAAAGATGATCCTGACGCTGAACTTTACAGAAAAAAGATGGGAGAAATAAAATGACATTAAAACCAATGAAGCCAATAACAAAACCAGGAGAAGGAACACCACGTCAAAAGTATATGAGTCAGGAAGTATTTCTGGAAGAACGATACCAAATCTCTGCAGGATTAAAAGGTCCTAAGCGATTAGATAACGAAACCCACGAAGATTTTGTTTTACGTCGTAATGCAGAAAGTGGGTTACTTAAAGAATATCTCCGTGGAGTTTGGGTGATAGATGGTAATTCAACGGCATTAGACAAATGATGTCCGAACTTACAATAATGGATAGAAATTATTTTAAGTCCAAAGAGAATCCCGATGCGGAACTATATGCATTTCGAACTAAATGTTGTGATGAAAGTGTTGAACAACACACTCTAAATAAGAACGTACCAGAAGAGTGGGAACAAGTTGAAAATCATTGTGAACGTGTATTGAATCAATATAGTAATTTTGAATCAATCACTCCAATTTTCTGTGATGAATGTGGGAGACTGTTGGAATATCAAGTAGTGTTGTATAATAAGAAAACGTGGGGATGAATACTGTATTAAAAAAACTTAAACATTTACGGTCAACTATGATTCAATGGGCGGACTACAATAAAAAACGTGTTAATGGTGGTGAGTATAAAATACCACCAGGTAAGGAATTGAATTGTACAGATAGAGATTGGAGTAGTGATTTTAAATATGTTACTAAACTTGAATATGGTTATATGGATGACGGTTATATAAGTGAGTTAGATTTTAAATACTGTAACAGATTATATAAGGTATACAGGATGGTTTATGCGAAAAATAATTAATTGCAACAAAGAACATAATCCGGTTATAAATAAGAAACTCAAAAAAGTTTCAGTTGAAGATGGGTTAAAAATAGCAACAGAATTATTCCAGATTTTAAGTAAAAATAAATCGGGAATCGGATTGGCAGCCCCACAGTGCAATATAGACGCTCAAGTAGCAGTAGTAAATGTTAGAGAACCACTTATACTAATCAACCCAACAGTAATTGAAAAATGGGACGAAATAGATTTTTATGAGGGATGTCTCTCATATCCAAAGAAAGGTGTACACACCAAACGATATAAGAATATTATAGTACATACAGAACAAGAAGAAAGTAATTGGTATTTTAGTGGAGTTTCAACAAACAGTGGTAAAGGAATTTGGGAAAAAGAAAATGCAGATGATAAAGATTTACGGTTACTTGAAGCAATCGCTGTACAACATGAAATTTCACATCTTAACGGAAAAACAATATTTGATTATGAGAAAAAAATAGTTCCGTTTAAAAATGATAAAATGTACGAAAGAAATGATAAAGTAAAAGTAAAAAATAATATAACAGGAGAAATTAAAAATTTAAAATATAAAAAGGTTATGAATGATTTAGGTAATGACAAAAAATGGACAATTTTAAATTAAATGATATTTATTATAGGACAAGGACAGCGGAGTTGCTACCGTTTCCCGAAACCTTAGTAAGTAAGGATTACTTGTTCTATAACATTAATAATCTACTAAGGAGAAATAAAATGAAATGTCAAATTTGTAATAAAAGTTTTAAAACAATGATGTGGTTATCACGACATCTATCAAAAAATCACCCTAATATATCTCACGAGACTTATTATCAAAATTTCATGGCAGAAAATGATAATGAAATATTATGTAGTAGAGACGAATGTAGTAATAAAACTCAATTTAAAAATATAGGAACTGGATATAAATATTATTGTTCTATTAAGTGTCGTGGTATAGATAATAGAAATTTAGACAAAAGAAAATGGAAACTTCTATCAGGTATTGAAAATATTGATTATATGAAATGTCAAATATGTGGGAAAAAACTAAGACAAATACATTTTAGACATTTAGATACTCACAATATAACATTTCAAGAATATAAAAATAAATTTCCAAACGCGCCGGTTGTTTGTAGTGAATATTCACAATTAACTGCTGATGGAAATTCTAATAGAGAAGTAACAGAAGAAACCTGTGAAAAAATTAGCAATGCCAATAAAGGAAGATTTGCAGGATATAAAAATCCATCTTGTAGAAAAGATGTTAAAGATAAAATAAGAAAATCATTACTTAAATTTTATCAAACTGACGAAGGTAAATTAAATAGGTTAAATAAACGAGAAGCTGTTATTGAAAGAATTGGATTAACCGGAAGCATTATTGGTTTTAATAAAGTTGCTTGCGAGTACTTTGATTGGTTAAATAAATATAATGGATGGAATGGACAACATGCAATGAATGGCGGAGAGAAAAAGGTAGCTGGATATTTTGTGGATTATTATGAATCGATATATAATATAGTGATAGAATGGGATGAAGATAACCATTATTTTAATGGCAAGTTAAAGAAAAAAGATATTGAGCGTATGAATGAAATAAAAGAAGTATTAAATTGTGATTTTTATAGAATTAGAGAAAGAGATTTGACGTTTGAAAAATATTAAAAAAGCTAAACCGCTTATAGATAGTGGAAAATGGGAAATTTATACTGGAGGTCCAATCACTTGAAGAAGAAAATAAAATCACCAATAAAACGAAAATGTCATAATTGTGGAAAGATGGCAACTAATCCATTAGTATACCACGTAGTTCCACCTCTTGGATCATTTGAAGAAATGCCAATATATAGAAAGTCTGATATTAAAATAGATAGGTCGGACTTAAAGGGTAAAAGTAAAATACAACTATATAATTATTGTGATGTTGAATGTTGTAATAATCACAATAGAATTTAATTAAAAATAAAGCTTGACTTTTACGATTTTTCGTAGTATATTAAGGCAACAAATGAGGAATAAAAAATGAGCACTCGGTCATATATAGCAAAGAAACAACCAGACGAAACATTCAAGGCAGTATATTGTCATTTCGACGGGTATCCAGAAGGGGTTGGACAAACATTAGTAGATAGTTTTACTGATGAAAATAAAGTAGATAAGTTACTTAAACTCGGATCATTATCATACTTACGAGACGACATTGAAACACAAAATAATTTTAAAACATTCCCAATAAGAGGAAATGAAATTGAATTGAAAGATGTTACAATGGCATATCATAGAGACAGAGGTGATGATTTAGAAATAAATGAATTTTCTAACTTGGAACCAATGTTAGATTATTTTGATAAGTCATGGGGGGACTATCTCTATTTATTTGAGAATGTGTGGTTAGTTAAAAACGATGACAATGATTTCTTCATGGAAGTCAAGGAAGTATTAAATGAAAACAGTTAATATACAACAAGGGAGTTTTAAATGAAAACAATTAATATACAAATAGTAGATGAAAGTACTATGGATGCTTTGATTATAGCATTAGTAAAAAATAGTTATACTGTATCACTGACAAGACAAGATGGAATTTCAAATCGTTTTGTTACTTTTAATGTTCCTGATAGTGACGTGCTAAGTAATGACTAACATCAAAAAAGACCCAGGACTTTATCCAAGTGATTGGAAACCACCTACAACTATTCAAGATATTCAAAAGATATTTGAAGCACATAACTTCTTCTATGGTCGAATGATTGGAGGTTCTAAATCACACTATCATCAAGAGCATCCAGTAGACTTAATTGTGTTTAATGCAAATGTAGTGATGCCAGAATATGGGAAAGTGTGGCATGGCGACGTTTCGATTACTATTGATGGTGATACTCTAAAGGAAATTGCAGAATGTTTAGATACTACATTATATGTAAATGATGAAATGTCCGCAAGATTTGGTAACGAAAATAGACCAGTAAAAGAATTGATATCAGAATCTTTATGGAATACTGACGAACCGGTTATGAATTTAGAACAATGGATAGAAAATCGTAAAAAATATGAGTGATGTTTATATGCAACCATTTGTCCACGACGCGTTAGAAGAATTAGAAAAGAGTAATTTTTTTGATAACTATGCTCACTACACTAATATTGATGATACAAATATGGTTCGCCTGACGCGACAGAAAACTAACGATAGACGTACACGATCTGGTTTAATAGAACTAAGTAAATTAGAAAGTCTTGAAACTAAGCTTGATGTAAAGAATGAATTGATTTATCTAATGGACGGTGATATGCCAGATTTAGAGAGGCATCCAATAGGAAGAAAATTAAATAAGTTATGGAAACTAATCAAAGAAACATCAGTTACAGATTCCGAGAGAAAGAATAGGCAAAAAGAGTTCGTGGATAATATGAGGCATCATATCCGTCATCAATTATACCCGAGAAAATACACAACTCAAGAATATACTGATTCAATTCGTAATTGTCCACCAACAAAAAACAACTTAGAAGATTGTAATGGAATGTATAAAGAGTATAATAGAAAAAGAGAAACACAGCAGAGGTTTATGTAAATGAAACATAAACACAATATAAATTTATGTAAAGAGCACAAAGTGTCGTGGTATAATGAAAAACACGATTCATACTACTGTCCAGAATGTACAATGTGGTTAGAAGAAAAGTTTGGAGAAATAAAATGAAAGTAACAACAGACAAAAAAGGCACAATAATCCTGCAAGAGATTTATAACGGAGTTGTTTTAAAAACTAAACATGGTGAAGAAATTGCTATTTGTATGAGAGATAAAGGATTTGAATTTAGGTATATGAACAAATGGTATTCAGCTCAAAATGGAAAACTTAAAACATTTAAGGAAAAATAAAATGAAACTCTATAAAGGTGACTGTTTAGAACAACACAAGCATATAAAAGATGGAAGTGTAGATTTGGTGCTTACGGACTTGCCTTATGGAACGGTTAAAGGGTTGGGTAATAGCAGGGTAGCAAAAGAAAAAAAATATAATGTTTCTGAGTGGGATATTACTATTGATACCGATCAAGTCATGCAGATAGCCAATAGGATATTAAGAAAAAATGGCAAGATGATTTTAACAGCTAACCAACCTTTTACAACTGAATTAATATCAAAAGCTATTCCTAACTTACCTCATAGCTATAATATGTACTGGGATAAAATGCACTTTGCAAATTGTTTAGTGTCAAATAAAGCACCTGTAAGTTATATTGAAGATGTTTTAGTTTTTAGCAAAAAGTATGATGTTGAAAACTTGCACCCACTTAGAACGTATTTTGGTAACGTGCTTTCTTTTATTGGACTTAAAAAGAAAAATGTAATTGAGGCAATAGGACAAAGAGCTGACCACGTTTTTAGAATAAAAAGCTCACAATTTGAACTTTGCAAAAAAGAAACATACTTAGCTTTAATTACAGAATACCGAATTAATAATATGGATGGATTTTTAAATTACAGTGAGCTTGAAAAGATAAATGAAAGACATACAAGTACATTTAACTTATGGGAAGGCAACAAATACAAAAGCAATATACTAAAATACAAAAAGGATTATGACGGTTACCATCCAACGCAAAAGCCTGTATTGTTGCTTGAAGATTTGATTAAGACATTTAGTAATGAAAACGATTTAGTAGTTGATTTAACAATGGGTAGTGGAAGTACAGGAGTTGCTTGTATGAATACAAATCGTGATTTTATAGGTATTGAATTAGATGAAAACTATTTTAAAATTGCAGAAGAAAGAATTGAAAAACATACTAAACAAGAAAGATTATTTTAAGGAAAAATAAAATGAAGATTGAACTTGATGATAATATAGTATTTGTTTTTGGATTAATAGCAATCACGGTAATAATTGTTGTTAGTATTGTTTACGGAACAATTTAACAAAGGAGAAATAAAATGAAACTCTATAAAGGTGACTGTTTAGAACAACACAAGCATATAAAAGATGGAAGTGTTGATTTAATATTGACTGATTTACCTTATGGAACTGTTAAAGGGTTAGGAAATAGTGAAAGCATAAATCATGGAATGAAAGGGAAAACTGAATGGGATAGTGTTATTGATATTAATAAAATAATGGAAATCGCAAATCGTATTTTAAGAAAAAACGGCAAAATGATATTAACAGCACAGCAACCATTTACAAATGAATTAATAAATAAAGCACTGCCAAACTTACCATTTAATTATAGTATGATATGGGAGAAAGACCATTTTGCAAATGCTTTAACAGCTAAAAAAGCACCTTTAAATTATTATGAAGATGTTTTAGTTTTTAGCAAAGGCTCTCACGGAACTTATGGTGAAGATGATAGTTATAGAGAATACTTAAATATAGAACGTAAAAAAGCAAAACTAACACTTGATGAAATGTGTGGTGTTTGTGGATTAAATACAAAAGGACACGGTGGAGCCGCTTACCATTGGTGTAGTTCATTGCAACCATCAATGATACCTGAAAAACATTATTTAAAATTAAGAGAAGTAACTGGTTTTTTTAATAGGGAATACCAAGAGTTAAAGGAAATACATTTTAATTGTTTTAAAAGGTTCGCAAGCACCTTTAACCTATGGGAAGGTAAAAAATACAAATCAAATATTTTAAAATACAAAAAGGATTATGACGGTTACCATCCAACGCAAAAGCCTGTATTGTTGCTTGAAGATTTGATTAAGACATTTAGTAATGAAAACGATTTAGTAGTTGATTTAACAATGGGAAGTGGAACAACAGGAGTAGCTTGTAAAAACTTGAATAGAGACTTTATAGGGATTGAAATAGACAAAGATTATTTTGAGATAGCTAAAAAGCGAATTGAAAAACATACTACACAACAAAGATTATTTTAAGGAGAAATAAAATGAAACTCTATAATGAAGACTGCCTTGATACAATGGCAAGAATGGAAGATAACTTTATTGACTTAACAGTAACATCTCCACCTTATGACAATTTAAGGACGTACAATGGTTATAGTTTTGATTTTGAAAGCATAGCTAAAGAATTGTATAGAGTAACTAAAGAAGGCGGTGTAGTAGTTTGGATTGTTGGAGATGCAACAATAAAAGGAAGTGAGACAGGAACATCTTTTAAACAAGCATTATTTTTAAAAGAATGTGGATTTAGGCTGAATGACACTATGATTTACCAAAAAGCAAATTTTATACCACTAACACATAAAAGATATGAGCAAGAGTTTGAATATATGTTCGTTTTCAGTAAAGAAAAACCAAAGTCTTTTAATCCTTTAATGATTGATTGTATTCACGCTGGCAAAACAATAAAAAGAAGCAGGAAAACTAATGAAATTGGTATAGGATTAAGAGAAACACAAACATCTTTAAAAACCAAAGATAAAAAACAGAAAGGTAATGTTTGGAAGTATAACACTGGCGGTTATAATACAGCTAATCACGTTGCTCAATTCCCAGAACAATTAGCGAATGACCACATAATAAGTTGGAGTAATGAAAATGATATTGTTTACGACCCTTTTATGGGAAGTGGAACAACAGCAAAGATGGCTATTTTAAATAATAGAAATTGGATAGGTAGTGAGATGAGTAGTGAGTATTGTGATATAGCAGAGAAAAGAATAAAAGAAACACAACAAAGATTATTTTAAGGAGAAATAAAACGAAACTCTATAATGAAGATTGCTTAATAGCAATGGATAGAATGATTGAAGATGGGATTAAGGTCGATGCTATAATTACAGACCCACCTTATGGAATGTCTTTTCAAAGTAATAGAAGAGTTGTGAAAGAAAAATTTGATAAAATAAAAAATGATTCAAATTTAATTTGGCTTGAAGATTTTTTAATAAAATCAGATAAAATTCTTAATAATAATTCATCTTTATATATTTTTTGTAGTTGGCATAATGTTGATAAATTTAAACAATCTATTGAAAAATATTTCAAAATAAAAAATATTATTGTCTGGGTTAAAAATAATCATGGCTCTGGAGATTTAAAGGCATCATACGCACCGAAACACGAATTTATAATTTATGCACATAAAGGAAGAAGTTTGTTTAGAGAAAAAAGATTGTCCGATGTTATGGAATTTCCTAAAATTTCAAGTAGTAAATTATTACACCCTACTGAAAAAAATGTGGATATGCTTGAAATATTTGTAAAAAATAATACAGATGAAACACAAATTATTTTAGACCCTTTTATGGGTTCAGGTTCAACAGGAGTTGCTTGTAAACAAACTAATAGAGATTTTATAGGTATTGAGATTGATGAAACATATTTCAACATTGCAGAAGAAAGAATCGAAAAACATACTACACAAGAAAGATTATTTTAAGGAGAAATAAAATGAAATACGAACAATTAACCGAAAAGTACGGCACAGACAAAATAGACGATGTCCCAGTAGAAATGTATAGTCAGTATGAAAAATCAAAAATGAGCACAATGAAATTAAAATTACATAGTGCAAAATTGGGAGATGTTATCAAAGATTATATCGAACATACTAATATTTCTAAATGGAGACGTAGTTTTGATTGGGATATCGTAGAAGAACAAATGCGCAAACATTTAAACCAAGCTACAGTTCAATGGCATCAATAAAATGAAAAACAATGATTATGTATGGTGGAATGGACAAGGCTGGTTATTCTTGGGGATGGATGAAGATGGAATAACTCACTTATACAGACCATTAGAGGGACACCCATTTGATGTGATAGAATTTGAGATGTTAGGTGCAGATGAATTAGATGATTTTTATAAACAAAACGGAGTTACAAAATGAATAACAGTCCAAAACGAGGTGAACCATCAACAACATGGAGCACAAAAGTACAAAAAGATACTGACGGTGAACTATACATAGTTTTACCAGACGATCTTACAGATAAGTTAAATTGGTTGCCTGGCGACATTATCGAATTCGACGAGACAGAAATGTTAGGTGACGTATTTGATGATACTGGATTCACATTAAGAAACTTAACGCAAGAAAAAGATGAACGCTTTTCTGGACATATCTATAATACAGAATAAATATAGGATAAATAAAATGAAAAATTATAATAAGTTAGTAAATTTATTCCCAATGGTGGGTATGAAGATTTAAGTATGTCTGAAGCCAAATTAATTAAATTTATAAAAACATATTCAGCTGAATTTCCACTATTAATTAATGGGAATGAAGTTTGGATGCATATTCAAAATGATATTCCCGATGATACTATACTATTTGAAACTGATATTAGCGAAAATACGGTGATTATAGATGAAAGTAATTAGCCCCGAATTAGAACCATTGGAACTATCAATTCCAGATAGCATAAAAGAAATGCGACATAAGTTAAATAAACATTGTCCAGATGAATACTATGTTGTAGATTTTCTTTACTGTGATATAGGTAATAGTGAACCAACTGTAGTTCAACCTACAAAAGTAATTGACTTAGAACTCTTAAAAGATTTAGTAATGCATTGGTTTGAAAATAAAGATATAACAAAGAAACTTGCTAACGGCAAAGAAGTAACTTTATTCCCCATGGTGGTAGCCTAACACAATATGACTAAATACACTAAAACTTTAGATAAGTTACAGTTGCTAATTGAATTAGTAGAAGAAACTGAATCAGATGAAGTTACTGACAATGAATTATTTGACGACCATTTAATATCTGCAAGTGTTATGATGAATGTAGTAAGAGATTTTCATACAGGTAAAAAAATGCCAGATGCTGATACAGAACGGGAAACGTTAGCTGAAACAATGAAAGCGGCAAATAAAATATGGAGAATACGAAACAAAATCAAGAATGGTGCAGGGTCAAGCAACAAACTCACTATAGATTTTGATATAGAAGATTTTATAAAACAGGATAGAAAGTTGGATGGTATAAAACATTATCGTAGTGAAATGGAAAAACTAACAGGTGATGCTCCATCACTCAAAACGAGTAAAGAGTATTGCGATGTGATTCAAGATGATATGAGACGGCGGGGATTAATATGATAGAACTTGCTATATTAGTAGTAGTAGGATTTTTATTTAACATGATAAAAGAAGGACTACAGAATATAATAGAAATTTTAGAGGATATTAGAAACAAATGAAATACAAATATAAAATAAAATCGTGGAAAAATGATTTGGGAATTACAGTTCATGAACCATATAAAAAAAGATGGTATGGATTATACACATCATTAGAAGGACATGCATCTGGAGATCCGTCGCATGCTAGAAATAGAATACGATTAGATGTAAACAATATGAATAAGCCAAAACCGAAAACTATTTACTACGATGTAGAAGTTAATAATAAATCAATAAAAATGGAAGAGGTAAAATGAAAAAACACAATGAAGAAACTTGCGAAGGATGTATATCCACTGATGGTGGAGATGTATGTTTCACAGACTTAAGAGAAATGATGGATTATCGCGACTCACAACGAAATTGGTTTATAGCAAAATGGGAAGACTGGATTTATTTTCCATTTCACCAAAAAGTTTTAAACGACTGGTGGGATAAAATTCGACCAGGGGCTTTGAAGCATTACTACCAACGAGCAAAACAAGGCTACTCTTACCAGGATACTTGGGGGATTGATTACCATTTAGTCACAATTCTAATTCCAATGTTTGAGAGCTTGAAAAAAGACCACGTAGGTGTTTCAATGGCTTTCTACGATGAAAAAGATGGAGTTGATGAAGATGGAAATCCAACAGATGAAGCGAGTGAGAAAGCAGAACAACGTATGCAGAATGTGTATGGGGAAATCATTTACGGGCTCAAGTGTGCCAAACTAATCCATGATGCTGACTACGATTACAAAAAAGACGGTGAGTATGAAAAATTGAATAGTTCTGTAAAACGTTCCTTTGAATTGATTGGAGAATACTTTTTCAGTTTATGGGATTAAAAAAAAAGTTTTGTATATTTATAATCATATAACTATAGGATATAAATAAAATGAAAATAACTAAAACACAATTAAGAGAAATGATTAGAGAGGAAAT